GTCGCTTCCTCACGTTTGGGACGCTGCTGTTACGGTTTTATTTGACTTTCTCTTGACTGTCTTTTATCCTGTAGTAGTGGTTTACCAATTCGTTAAAGGACAGTTATGCGGGAAGGCATTAGAACCCGTCTCCATGAAAATGGAAAACGTGGTCCAAACGCCTTCCGTTCTCGAACCTGGCGTAACTTACAAAGTTCTCGAGATGGCAGTCGCTAATGCTACAAGCCTTCCTGCGAACCCCCCTTCTGGAATTGTTAGTTTCGTCACCGTTTCGGTGGACGACCCCTCTAAGTTAGTTTACTTGAGTGGTGGTTTCACGATTCAGGTTGGTAAGAAGTATAAATTGTATACTACTTTCCATTCTGCTCGAGCCTTGGCGAACCATTTGGATGTCCATCTCGCGACTTACGAGTCCAAGACCCGTTCTTGGCGCCTCGTTCCTTTCGATAGAAAGTGGCTCATTGCGGTCGTTAGCGTGTCTTATGACATCTTCGCCCTTGAGATACCACAATCTGTTGTGACAAAGTTGGGCATAACTCCCTTCAAATTGTCTCGTGCCACTCCATCTGGGTTGACCAGGATTTACTCTTTTCAGGGTGGGACTTGGTTTGCTTCTGATGGCACTCTCGCTCCTCACCCAGAGGATCGAAGGTATGTCACTACTATGACTAATACCATACCCGGTACTTCCGGATCACCCTTATTGCGTTTGCAATCAGGAAAATTCGTAGTTATCGGTATGCACCTCGGAGCAGACACTAAGATTCAACTCAATTATGGTGTCCTTCTAGGTGATCCTTACAGTGGCCCACGTCCCGAGTCTTCTGAGTTTCAAGACACAGAAAGATTTCGTGTCGATTTCGCCGATGGAGATTTCATTGATGCAGAGATTGACAGAGAATCGCGTATGGAGGATTTTAGTAATTATGATGATTATTGGAATTCGAAGTCTGCGCAGCGCCACTATTCTGATAACGACTCCTACGAGGAGTCTGATTTCTTTAAGCGCAACCCACATATTAATAAGTGGAGCGACTACGACAATGATAATAACAATGACCGTGGTCATGATTCCAATTGGCGTCGCCATTTGGAC